CTTGTACAGTAGCAGTAGTAGTTTCTGCATATACATAGGGTAAAGCAGCAAAATAAAAAGCTGCTATAAATAAAAGTCCTAAAATTCTAAAAGTTCTGTTACTCATTATAAATATCCTAATGCGTATGCAACGCCTATCTCAATAGTTAATATAGTGCCAAATCCAATCACAGTAATGATAAGTGCTGCTGGTAAAAATGCAAAATCTTTCCATGTTCTTTTACGTGTACAACAACTACTCATGTTCTGCGTTTTATTCCTCTGGTGAGTTTCTGACCTTTTGGAGGCGATTTTTTAGATCCACCAGGTCCTGCCCAATACACTTTGTCAGCCCAATAAGCTGCTGATATTTTTCCTTTGGCGATGTTTTTTGCATGACGGGCTTTAAAACTTCTTCTTGCTTCTGGAGAATAGTTGTGCCCCATTGACGCATCTCCAAAGTGTATAAGTCTAATTTTTTCGCCTTCTTTTGCCAGCACCATGCCTTTTTTCTCTGGTCGGTCTGACCTTCTTGGTTTGTTGAATCCATCAAACTTTTTTCCTCTATAGTCGATTTTACCGCTTGGTAATCTCTTCACTCCTGGATATTTTGCCATTTTTATATCTCTCTTTTATCTCACAAACTATCTGCCATTGACGGTGGGTAAGTTGTGGAAATTTATTCTGTGCCTGAATACAACCTAATATAAAAGATTTTTCAGCATCTGTCAAAGAGTGATTATCAAAAAAATCCTTTAATGGTTTTTTAATTCTTCTTGTCATGACATAATCTGTTTTAATAGCATTTGAAAATGTTTTTTAGGGGTATTAGATGGAATTTGTAATACAACGTTATCGTATTCGCTGACAGAAGGCATAATTACTCTTGGAGAATTTTTAATCTTATCTTTGTTGATAGAAAAATATGATCCTAATACATAATCAAAATATTTATTAAATTCTTGAATAAGTTCATGTAAATTAGGAAGATTTTCATAAAAATAATCTATAGTATGTGATGCAGCAACAGCACCTATAAAATTACCGGACCAAGTATGTCCATGAGCTAAATCATTGAGATACCCTTTTCTTGCTAAAACAGCACTAAAAGGTATTACTCCAGCAGTTAATCCTTTTGCTAAACATAAAAAATCTGGATCTATTTCAAGATGCTCTGTGAAATATTTTTTACCAGTTTTGAAACCAGACATTACTTCATCAAAAATTAAAATAATATTATTTTCAGTGCAATATTCTCTTAAGTTATTATAAGCATCAGGTCTATCAAACTTATAACTCAATCCATAATTAATTGAAGGTATAGGTTCAACAATAAATACACTTACGTCCTTATTTTGTTTTAAAAACTCAACATCTGAATTTACTAATTCAGAAATAGTTTTGTAACCACGAAATATCTTTTCAGGTTTTCTGACAATACCAAAATTAAACATATCTTTATAAACATCAAAATACGGATGACTTCCTAAATTACTGGCAAATAAAGTTCCACCATGCCACGCGCCTTGTCTACAAGCTATTTTAGAATTTTTATTAATATTATATGCAGCTCTAATTGATACTTCAACAGCATCGCTTCCTGAAGTGCCTGAAAAATATACATCTTCTAAATCTCTGAAGTATAACTTTTTTGCTAGAGTTTGAAAGACAGGATCAGAGAACAAAGCAGTAGAAAACATAAATTTTTCTTCTTTTTTTACTTTATCCCAAACTGTTGTATCATATCCAAAAATATTACAACCTCCTGCCATTTTTGTATCAAAAACACCATTCACCCAACAACCTCTTAAATCTTTTATGCGCGGTAAATTGGAAGGTGCTTTAAAACGATTAATAAGAGCCATATTAAAAATCTATATCTTTACCTTTAGATTCCCAAGTATTATATCGGGTTGGATCTTTCTGTTTAACTTCATCAGGAATATCGTAAATAAAAGGATCAAGCTCCATAAGTTCTTTTTTGCGTTTTTGAAATTCGCGCTCAAAACGCCAATCATCAATTTTATTCATAATCCATCTAAACATAAGGGTTCTCCGTTGGTGTTGTACAAATAGTAATTCTGATATCATCAGATAGGTTTAAAATTCTATGATTTATAGCACTTCTAATTACATAACTAAAACCAGGCTCATAGGTATATTTCTTATCTCCCTCAAACTCAATAAATGAATTTTCAGTTTTAATAGAAGTTAGAAAGGAGTCACAAAAAACATCAGTGCTCAAATCTTTATGCCAAGGAATGCTTGATCTAGGATCTAATACAGAAATATAACTTGATTTTATGCCTTTAAATTCTGTATAAAAGTTGTTAAGTAAATCAAATGTATACCAAAGATATGGAAGTTCGTTTTTAAGTAAATAAGAATATTTGTAATCTTCAATTAAAGGTAAAGAATACCAATTTTCTAAATTATATCTTTTTGAAAAAACTTTTTTACCTCTAGTAGCTAGATCGATAAGTTTAACTATATCGCCTCTATTAAACTGTGGGACTGGAATCTTTTTGCAACAAGTCAAACTGTTGTCTCCTATTTTTTAAAAGAGGTAAAAAAGGTACAGCATCTTGTTCAAAAATGATAGGTTCTGCACCATCAATAGTCATGATAATAGCAATATCTCTAATTCCAGTTCCATACATCTCATTATGAGCTACAGCGTAAGCACATCCTTGAATATAGTAATCTGTAATTTGTTTAGTAGATTTTTTCTTTTTTGATGTTTTAAAATCAATTATAGTTGGTTTACCTTTCCAAATACCCACCATATCGCAACGTCCTGCATACTGGTATTTGTTTGACCAAAGTACTTGTTCTTGTCCCCAGATCTCTTCAATACCACGTTCCGTAGCACGAATTAAATCACGACTCATTTGACGAACATCAAGACGTTCGTTCATAATCTCATCCCAAACATCTTCGCCATTAAAATGTCTTTCTGCATACTCATGAACAAGAGTTCCACGATCTGTTGCTTCTTTAGAAACACGACGAGCTTCTTCTTCGCCTACTTTCTCAATCCACCGTTGAAGCCAGGTGTTATCTGATGTTTTACCAAGAACTGTAGTAATAGATGGATATGACCCATCAGGAGTGTGATAGGTTCTACCTGTAGATAAAGTATCAGTATCTACTTCAGTTGTATAATTGAATTTCTCTTTTAAAATCGTCCACTGTGTTGACAATAGGTTTTCCTTTCGCATTTAAGCTAGTGTTAATTAATATTGGATACCCATATTGACGAGTTTTTTCTAAAACTTTCCAAATGTACGCATTGGATGAACCAGTGACCGTTTGAAGTCTGGCGCTCATATCATGAGTAGTAAAATTACCATCAATAATGTTAGAAACAAACAACATGTAAGGACAAGGTTGAGATATATCAAAAAAGTTATCTGCTTCTTCAATTTGGCATATAGGCGCATACGGTCGCCACGAATCATCATGTCGCTCCTTAATAATATTAAGTTTTTCAATATTATCATGAGTCGGAGCACATAGCAATGATCTATTTCCAAGAGCGCGTGGACCGAATTCAGCTCGTCCATTAATTACTGGAACTATCTCACCCCGCAATATACGATCAGCACACTCGTCAGCAGAAATATGGTTGTTTGCTTCAACTCCGAGATACGCATTTTCCCAAAGAGGTCTTTCAATTAAAGCCGCAGCACCTAGAGAACAACCAGCATCTCCTGCAGCGGGTTGTATAGCAATTTCTTCCCAAGGAGTAAGGGTTAATAATTTTGTATTAGCTACACAGTTAAGAGCAACTCCTCCTGCATAAGCTAATTTTGACATACCTGTTTCTTGTTGAATCCAATAACTTAATGTTAAAAGAGTTTTTTCAAGAACAGACTGAACTGATGCTGCAATATCCCAATCAAGTTTACCAAAGCCAACTCCTCGCTCTAAATTTTGAAGTATAGTATAATCACCTTCGAGAGACTGCCAGTTTAAAATATGCTTATGTATCCAACTTTCCCATTTAGGTTCTCCATAAGCAGCTGCGCTCATTACTTTACACTCATCTGCAAGAGGTTGGAAACCTAGTAGACGAGTAGCAGCAGAATAAAAAAGTCCAAGAGAGTTAGGATAGCGAAAACGCTTTAACCACTCAATTTGCCCATCACGATAAACACCTAATGAGGTAGAATAGTTACTACCCACAGTATCAACAACCATTATAGCGCACTCAGTCCAATCAGTCATGCAAATAGAACTCATAGCGTGAGCCTCATGATGATCTACAAGTATCGGACGTGCAGTTGTATATTTTTTAATTTCAGATTTAAATTGAGAATAAGTAGTCTCTTCATAAAAAGCAGCAAATTCCCAATCATCGTGATGATTTTGGAGCCACTGAATAGTATTAGTAGGAAATCGTTTATCAAACTTTTCGCGAGAGAAGCGTTCTTCGTGAGAAGCTCCTAAAATATATCCGTCTTTTAAAGATGCAGCAGCACTATCGTGGTGATAGCAACTGACTCCGAGAATTTTCATCAAAATACCTATTAAATATGTTTTCTAAATCTTTTTCAGACTTACCATTATAGTTAGGGGTAGAAACAAAATCTACAAATGCCCATCTGTAGTTATCTACTATAGGCTGTATACGGTGCACCATAAAACAAGGAAATATAGTAGTTTTACCTGGTTTTGGGTGAATTCTTGCTATAATTTCTTTAGGTTCAGGAGCAGAGAAATCTGTTTCTTTTACGCGAGTGTTTTGTGGATCCCAAGATCCTAGTTCAAAGGGTTTACCTTCTGTTAGGTAGATAATATGAGTCCAAAAACGGCCTTTACGAGCAAAATTTAATTTACCGTCAGTAAAATCTAGATTATCAAAGTGCCATTCATAACCTTCTCCTGGTTTTAGTAAAATAGCTACTTTACCTGCAACATCACATCGCCACTGATTTCCGTATCTTACAACGTGTTCATTACAATATGTTACAATTTTAACAGCAGACTTAGCAATAGTTGGATTAAAACCAATCTCTATACAATCTGCCCAGTCTGAGTTAATGTAATCTTCCATCTGTTCTCAATTTCTTTTGCAAGTATAGGAGCAAAGTAGTTATGACCTGCTTGATTCATATGCCCTCTACCATCAGGATATTTACTAACTAAATCTCTTAAAAAATAATTCCATACTGAAGGATGTTCCTTAAACCAATTTTTTTCTAAAACATTTGGACGATAAATAGGAATCATTAAAAGATTGTCTTTAGTAGCGTCTTTTAAAACAGCTTGTATTGATAGTTTTGCTAATCTCCAGTACCATGCTTGACGAGTTAGTTTTTTAAACCAAATATTTCTAATCTCTTTTCCCCAAATATCTCCGTGTTTCCATTCATAAGGTAATATATAGTTACCATCACCATGAGGATCGGCACGATGGTGATGTCCAACTAACCAAACTACACGATATTTCTTGACAAGCTCGTGTTCTATGATGTATTCTGCTTGAGCATCTAGTGTTATTCCAAGATGTTCCCAACGAGTTTTTAAACCAAGTCGGTCAAAACAAGGTATTGATACTTCTCTAGAAGGAAGCGACCAAGAATTACCTACAACAAAGATTTCATTATGCATATAGTTACCTGTGGTGATAGTTTTACTCAAGGCGAAGGTCTTGAAAATGTATGTCAAGCCTATCCATCAATAATTGCAAAAAAATTAAACGCCCAACTAACTAATCTAGCGCAAAGTGGTGCTTCTGAATATCTTATTACAACACAAGTAGAGCAAGCTGTCAAGTTAAAACCTGATTTGATAGTAATAGGACATACAAGTGAATATCGATGGCAAGTTTGGGACTTTAGAAATAACTGTACACAAGGATTTTTAGTTGCAAACTGGATTGAAAAGCATGGTAAATCGTATCGAAACTGGATTTTTTCTGAACAACTTGTCGGTAACAGACGAAAAGATACACGAGAACATAAGGCGGCTTGGCATGCAGCTGGTATGTTATACTATTCAGAACATGAATTAGTTGAGCGTTTATGGAGTTCAGCAGTAGCACGTCAAATAGTTTTATGTCAACGAGCTAATATACCTGTAATACATCATTGTTGTTTTCCTCATTTACAATCTGCACTTGAAGAGTTAACTAATGAATATGTTGTTTATCATCTAGATAGAGAAAAGTATAAAAACTTTGCCCCAGACAATTCTCATGCTGGGGCACAGTGTCATCTTGAATTAGCTCAATTAATTATGAACAAGCATCAACCCATTCTTTAATTTCTTCCCACTTTTGTTCTTCTTCTTCTAAGTTTTGTTTACGAATGATTGTGGCAACTTTTGTAATAGTTGTCACAGGCAATCCATACTCATTTTTAATATCTTTTTTTAGTTCTGCGATAGACTCTCTAATACTATCAGCTTGAATCATCAAATCTACAATGCGGTTAATTTCTTTACGAATTTCTTCTTGAAGTGCTCTTTCCATTAAAATATCCTCTTCTCATGTGGTTCAAGTACTGGTTGTTCTGTTAAGAATCTTGAGTATAATAACATGTTTTGCATCATAGTGTTAAGATAATTATTATTTCGAGAGCTTTTTAAGACGTTGTAAATTTCATATTGAAACCTCTTAAACTTACCTTCAAAATGTACAAAAAAATTGTAGTCTATAGGTAGTGGATTAATACCTAAAATAACACAGTTGTGTATTCTTTTGATATTTAAAGTTCTACTTTTTAAATACTGTTGAATTACTGTTTCATCAAAAATAGAGCCATCACTTGACCCAGGAAAGTGCATATGATCTTTAAGTAAATAAGCCATTCTTTGGTATTCAAGAAAAGTAT